ACTACCTCTTCGCGCTCACACTTACGTTTTCCGTTTTCATAGTCCACTTTTTTCACCTTAAACGGCTTTTTCTCAATCCTGGTAAAACCAACCGCTTTTTTGAACAATTCATTCTCCACTTGTGCGTCTGAAACTTCCCTCCCTTTTTTTAGGCGTTCAGAAAGTTCAGAATGTTCTTGCATGTATTTGTATAATGTTGTTTTGCTAATCCCCAGTTTTTCGGCTATTTGCGACATTACAAGACCTTCTCTTGTCCATCCCTCAATCAATTCCAAATAGGGTTCAACTTTTACGCTATATTGACTTTTTGCCATATCTGATACCCCCTTTTGGTCAGAATAACAAAATCTTTGCTATCTTTCCCCCCTAGTTCCCATACAAAAAGGCACCTGCCATTGACAGATGCCTCTCTCTTCCATTATTTTATTTTGTAAAATCCACTAATGTACCACGAAGCTGGGGTTGTTCCAGCTTTATAATCGTTATTATACAGCTCATTTTCTGTACCACTTTCACTTATTTTGTTTAACGAAGATACCTTAAAATTCTCCCCATTTATTACTGCTACCGGACATAACATGGTTGGTCTATCTGAATTCGGTGCAAATGGCAGTCCGCCTATTTTATAACAAGCATAATTACTTGATGTTATTATCATTCCCTCAATCCACACATAATCACCATGCCGGATATAAGAACCATATTGAGCTAATACTGTATTGGTTGGTGCAACTGTACTAGATGTAACATATAGAACCGGCGTCCACGTTCCCCTCTGTTCTAATTCTTCCAATGCCGTTATACGACGATTAGTAGATAAGTCGCTCTCTATGTATTCCATATGCACTACTTCAACTACATCTTCCGCATTGCTCTCACATATCAATACAGGCATTCCTTTTCCTGATTCAACTCTTAATATAACATCATTCTCCGCATCATCCACCGGATACAACCGCTCTACGGATACACCATAATCTTCATTGACATCTTTCTGCACATGCCATATATAAACTTTCTGATTTGTCGTTGCATATATGGCATATTGTACTCCTTGATACGGATAACTGCTATCAATAAATGGTGCTAATGAGCTTGAACGGGTATCTCCTTTTTCTTGAATTTTTAAATAGCTGCTTTCTAAAACTTTTTCCACGCGCATGGTGCCGGCAAACTGCAATACCACTTGATTTTTCCACGTACTACTTTGTCCTTCAAAAGCCCCCACTTTTGTATCTACCCAGCCTTGTCCGTCATAATACTGAAACAGTCCATCATGTATACGCAATCCATGCGCCCCATCACTGGAATGTGTTTCATGCAAACAATGCTCATGCATGGTGTCATTTACAATTTCTTTGTAGTTTTCAACTGCTGCCTCGTATTCATTCACCTTAGCCACCATCTCTTTCAATGTATCCTGCATTTTCTGATAAATCGAAAGATAATCCGAACCGCCTTGGTACCTTACGGATTCCTCAACTCGAACCACGCAAGTATCTGTTGTTATCCTGTCTGTCTTAGCTCCCGCATAACATCCAACAGTAAAATATTCCTGCATCATCACTTTGTATGGTACTTCACACTTACCATCTTCAATCAGAACCGGATAATTTTTTCCATTTGCCGTAAATACCGCTATTTGAATCAATCCATCCCATTCTGTTGGCAGGGAAAACTTTGCCTGCACATACTCTCTCGTATTTCCAACTAAATCCGAAATTACTTCTGTACATTCAATATGCTGACCAGTTACTTCAAAACTTATCGTTCTCATCTTCTCAACTCCTTTTTCTTTTAAGCATATCAATCATTCCTTCTGATTTCTCCCCTAGTTCCCATAACTTTCATCCAGCATCTTACCATGCTTGCACCTTTCACAATTTTTATAGCAATGCTTTTCTTGAAAATCGAATTTATCCTGCTCCGTCCGGAATCGTGTGCCGCATATAGTATGTTCTTCTAATCCCTCACACGTTATCATCTTTTCACTTTCCCGGATATAGTACGCGCACTCTGTCCGGTATATTCCCGGACCATAGTATCCTGCCATTCACTCACTCCTGTCCTGCTGCCCTTATTCTGTTTTATCTCCCTCCTGCAAAAGCAAGAGGGAGACTTTTTTTACCATTTACCTTGAAATGTTCTTTCCAATATTGTTTTCTGTTCCATCAAATCTTCGTCCTTATCCCAACCTCTTGGAAGTAATCCGATTAACGATGTATTGTTTCGCCATAATAGTATTTTCCCAGACTCCTCTATCCTATATGGTCCTTCAATCTCCATGTCATCTGATGTTTTCGCACTTTCATCTATCATGTTGTACAATCCTTCATTGATTGGCGTCAATTCAGAGCCATTTGTTAGAAGTCTGCTAATTACCCCAAACTTCGGTTCCTCAATAAGCAGATTGGTTTCTTCCAGATATTCGTCCGGTTCTTTTTCGGCTAAAAGAATCTTCATCTCGTCTGGTACCAACTGCTGCCGTGATTCATTTTTATGTATTCGGACATATTCATCTCGTGGCAAATCTCCAATAAGTTCAACAAGAGCCGCTTTTTCAGCATTAGGGAAAAATTGTTCTTGAACGGCCACAAACCAATAGCCCCCAACAATGTAATACACTTTTGCCTTTTCACTGTGTCCGACACTCAAATTGTCATTTTTATAGGCTTCCTTTAAAAGTTTCTTAAATATACTCGTTTTGATAAACATAATCTATAACCTCCTTTATTCATCGATATAGGTTGCCGCCATGTCGGCAAGATGCAAATATACAGCCAATTTTGACCGTTTGTATGCCGCGTTTATATCCCGGCTTCCACCTCTAACCGCATCGTCAAAGGCTCCCATGTGCCACCGGATGGCAAGAATTTCTTCATCGGTCAGATTCATAAAACGCTGAATGAGGAAAATAGATTTTTCGCCATGCCCCGCCGGAAAAGATTTGGTATTGTATTCGTATGCTATTTTCTCCTTTTCAAGCTGTGGCTTATACAAATCCACTTTACATACATCGTGCAGCAATCCAACAATAGCAATCGTTTCTTTTGTATATCCTTGAAGCACCTCTTTTTTCATTAAACGATTCATAACATTTACAGAGTGCTCCGCCAATCCCCCTTCATAACTTCCATGATATTTTGTGCTCGCAGGTGCCTCTAAGAACCCTTTATCAACAAGATAACCTAAGAGCTTGTCCGCTCCTCTTCTTTTGATATGTTTTTTGTATAATTTTACAAATTCATTTTTCATGTCATTCCTCACTTTCTACTAATTCCAATTATCAATTGTATTCCCAATTATTTTAGCATCCATATAACTCATTTCTGTTTCAATCCATAAAAGAATGTCTTTATTTGCTTCGCACTCTGTTACTTGAACTAATTGCCAACCCCAGTTATATTCGCCAGTTGGATTTCCAAATTCAACAACTGCTTTCCATTTACATCCGTTTATTTCATCTTTTAAGAAAAGAATGTCTTTTTCATAAATCAGATTCCCATTATCATCTTTTAAACCGGTGCACTGGCAAATAGTAGATGAGTCTACTTCAATCATATCGGGAACATCATTTGTCATTCCCCATAGAATGTATCTTTTCTCCCAAATACCATATAAATACCCTTGCACCCATTCGCCATTGTCAATCCTCTTGGCCTTGTATAAATATCTATCTTCCATGTTCTCTCTCCTTAATCTTGCAAATCTTCAATTTCTTCCTCTGTTGCTTCTCCGTCAATCGTTTCGGTGCGATATTTCCACCCGGCTTGATAACCATACATTGTGAATTTCTTACCACAATTATCACAAGTGTATGTGTTGGTATCTTCGGTATAGCAATCAACACAATCATCGCCTATGTATGTATCTTCGTAAGACGGCTCATATTCTTCGCCACAATAAGGACAGATGATATTCTCGTCATCTTCATAATTCCAATAACTACTGCTCATTTTTTTCTCCTTTCAAACGCACCAGTTTCCCAGTGCAGAATTTGTTAATATTTAATATCAAATCCACCCTTTTTATTTACCCAGTCGATAGCTTCTGCGTATGTAATACCATTATTCTTTAGTACATAAAGCAAATTGTGAAATTTCGGATGTGTTTCTTTCAAATTCACAAACCTTTGATTCGGCTCTTTTTCTAAGTGGCATCCAAATCCACAAAGCACACAGCCTGTTCTTTGACATCCTGTTGTGTGTAACAAAGGTCTGCCTAAATAAACCTCTTCCAAGTCCATAAAATCTGCAAGTGTCATTTGACCGCTTTCTTCATCATCTGTGACTATATCCCCATATACGGAACATATTGGCAAGTTGTTTTCTCTTATGTACAACAACACATCCTGTTCCGTCCAGAATGACATAGGGTTGCTTGTTGGAATTTTCAAATCAAATCCGTTACAACCATTTTGTAACCATTTCTGTGTACGCAATTTGCTTTCGGAAGCCATCTGTGCAGTTATAGGCTTTCTGCCGGTTTTTCTGAAATATGCGTGAACTGGTTCTTTTTTCATTAGCGAACAGCACTGACTTCCAATATCAAATTTTGCTTCAAGCATAAACAAATATTTGCTCCTGTCGTACATATTAGAATATTCCTCTGTTTCAACACCATTCTCTCTATGAGGATAAACGCCTAGCAACATCTTTGTTCTGCTTGTAATGTTAGGGATATTCCCCGTTTTCAAATTCTTGTATTGTTTGTCGTCTTTGTTTCTTCGTCTGTCCATTCCGACAAGGTCTGCTACTCTGTAAGCATATGGAATCGTTCGTTCGTTAAGATTTTATTTTGTTTTCTCAACTCGTTAAGTTTTTCAAAATATTTTCTTGCTTCGTACACTGTTGAAGAAATTTCTTTTGAAAAAAGTGGAAAACCATACTTGCTACATACTTCTGCAAATGAAATTCTCGGTTTCAAAATTTCAAGATTGTCAAATGTCATAGCAAATTGTTTTAATTCTGGATACTGTGTTGGAACATCTACAAATACAAGTGGAATATCCTTATATCCGCAAACGTTACGAACAATATCAACCAAAACTGTGCTATCCTTTCCACCGCTAAAACTTACATAAACACCATCTTCACCAAACTGATTTACCCAATCATCTATTCTCCTTTTTGTCATTTGAACTTTATCGTCCAATGGTAAGGATTGCATCTGATAAAGGTCTGTAATTGTATGCCTATTTGCCATGTAATATTGCTCCTTTCTCTATGTCTCCTCCATTTCTTAAATCCTCCCAAAACAATTCAATAAGTTGCACTTTTTTTTACTGAGGTGACTGAACAGACATATATAAAACATGAGTTTTAACAATAGGAGGCGAAAAGCCATGCAACAAACATTTATAAAATGGCCTAAGAAATTGGAAGATTTTTATTTTTTGCATATCCGAAAATATTTGAAAAATCCAAAGGTGGAATTCTTTACATATTTTTTATACACACTAGCAGAATCCATTCCATATGTTCCAATTCAAATTCAATGGATTTTAACTTTAATAATTAATCTTCCTTAATTTCTTTGTAGATGGCGACCATTCGGTCGCCATCTGCTTTACCACTCCGGTTCCACATCAGGTGCCTTTGGCATATAGCCATCCTCAATCTCAATCTTTCGCAATGCATATCGCATGCTGATTTCCTTATCATCCCATGCATACGCATAGCCGTCTGGAGCAAATGTACTCTTACATTTTCGATTACAGCGGTCTATAATCGTTTGATAACTCATGTAATTCTTTCTTGCCGCTTCCCGCGCTGACGAGTACACTTCTACCACTTCACCATTACAATCTATTTTTGCAACTGGTTGTCGGCGGCTCTTTGCCCCCGTTCGTTTTCCCAGTTCACGTTTGCTTATATATGAAATATTCTGTATATGGTTTTCATATTGACATCCGTTTTTGTGGTATGCCACATGTCCCGGCGGTGGAACTCCCAGAAATGTTTTCGCAATCAACTGCATCACAATTTCTTCTCTGCTCTTTCCATCCCTGGTTAATTTAACAATCATCCTTTGGCTTCCACTCATATGCTTGTGATATGGTCTTAGCAAGCGTGTTTTTCCTGATGGATACACACGCCGAATATTTCCCTCTGTATCCGCTTGATACTTTCCATCATAACCGGGAATGTCCTTCCATGATTCTTTCATGTGCCGCTTTCCTCCTCATAAAACTCGTGACTTCCGTCAACCACCTTTTCTTCCTCCTCGTCCTCAAACGACCAACCATACAGCCAAAGTACCTTATAGCCATCCATAAGTCCCTGACCATTCTCTTTTTTATAGGTTCCGTCATATTTAATCAACTCAGTTCCATCCATCGCTGCGTTGAGAAGCACTAACATCTGATGGAGTATGCTCAATTTAGCCACCTTTTCGGATACTTCCTTTCTTTCCTCCTCTGTGCATTCATAAAGCGGTTTCCCAGCAAAGAAGCAGCTAAGCCGTGACGGATAAAGACACGACTGATTCAACACAAGTGCGCTCCACAATGCATCCTTCACCTTTTCCCCAACATTCCTTGTGCAATTTCTGCATACGTGAATGATTCACGTACACTTCCCACTTTGCACAGCGCATGATTTCTATATAACTTTAAGATTCGGACCGGCACTCTTTTTTCCCGTCCATCTTCTCTTTCTCCCAAAGGTGCCGGCTTATACACATACACCACATCACCTTCCGTTAAATTCATACGTTGTGGTTGCAAATCGCATTGAAAAAGCACTCCTTCTTTTTGTTTGCGTTCCTTGTGATTCGTCTTCACTTAATCATCTCCTATCCATCGAATCAAATCTTTTAATAACTCAATAACTGCCCTTTTTATATCTTCTTTCATTCATGCTCTCCTTTATCCTCCCGGCTTATAACCGGGAGGTTTTAACATGGCTTGCTTGTCCGTGATATTTAACAAACCAGAGGTGTCATATATAGTTTTTTCCGAAAATCCTCATGAAATCATCATGGGACCCACGTTCAGATTCAAAGGCCCTTTGCCCTGCTGCCTTGATTGCCATATCAACCGTTTTATTTTTATGAACGGCATCCTTTCCGTTTCTGTGGCAACGCTCTCCACAAATATGAATTTTAAGTCCATACTTTTCCGAGAACTTTCTATTTGCTCCACCAAAAACATGATGTTCCTCCAAACCACATGGATCCGCTATCCGATTTCTTCCACACAA